GTCCGGCTCGGGTTCAAAGGCGATGTCCTCAACGGGCGCGGGCGCGGGGGCGGGTGCTGGCTCGGGCGTCACCTGAAGCCGTGCTAGGATAGCCGCAACGTCGGCCCGGAGCGATGCCATCTCGGCCGACAGGTCGGGCGGGGCGGGCGCATCCTCGGCCTTCGTCTCGGGAATCACCGTCGTCTCGGGCTTGGTCACGATCTCGGCCTTCACGCCTAGGGTCGTTCCGCACGCCTCGCAAAAGTCGATCTTGGGTTGCACGGCACTATCGGTTATCGGCAGGATGACCTCGGCTAATTTTTCCCGGTAGGCTACGACAACCTCGATGCGCTCACCTTCCATGGTTGCCCGTCCATCGGCAAAAGCGTAGTCCTGGCGGTAGGATGGATTGACGTCTCTCCCCGGCAGATATTCCGTAAAGATGCAATGCCCATTAGGAAAATCAACGGGGAACACGTCTTGAACGGAATACCAGGACTTAGGCGGTCCGCCAACGGGTTCCGGGGTTGACGAGGGTGGGTTTAATGCATTTCCGATAGCGGTATAAAGGTCGGAGATTCCCGGATTGTTTTCAGCGTCCAGGATTTTATTGTCTATATCCTTTTCGCATACGGTCGTATGCGTTCCGGGTACGGAACCGGAAACGGGCGTCATCACGACATTCAGGTCTTGCATGAGCTGGTCAGACTTAATCATCCCCTTCTGATATGCCTCCAGGACGAGCGCGTCCTGATTCGCGGGCACAGGCACGGCACTCACCTCAAGAAGCGATACCTTGCGATGGATCTTCTCTACGCTGTCGAAGTCCATCGGGATGAACCCGATTGAGAACGCCCGCTGATACCCGCCCTTGTAGAGCTGGTAAATCTCGTCGGCGAACTGAGTCGGGGCAAACTGGAACTTACAGATGAGGCCCTTGTCATCCGTCTTAGACCAGAGCGCCTTGCCGATGGCGGGCATATCGTAACGGTGCGCCCAAAGGAGGCACGGATTCTTGGTATAGTTCGACAGGTCGATCCCCTTCGGCTCCACGACCTCGCCATCCCGATCTCGATCATTCGTCGAGACGCGGGCGACGATGGACCGCTCCTCATCGATGGCCTCGACCTTATCGATAGTAAAGACCTTGCGGACGAAGTTTAGGTCATCCTTTTTCCGGTGAAGCCGTTGCGCCATGTGCTTGGCATCATCGGGATTAATATCGGCATATTTTAGAACGTCCATTTATGTAATCTCCTTGCTAGTCAGAAAAGTACGCTAGGCAGGCGCATCGGCATGACGGATGAGCGGGGGGGGCCATCCCGTCGCCGTAGTCGTCATCGAAGAACGTGTCCTCAAGCGCGACAACCTCGCCGTCCATCTCTGCGCAGATGTCGCAACAATCCGGCGCGGTGAGCCATTGCTTCTGCTCGACGACCCCGCTCTGCCGATAAGCCTCGACGGCGGCCTCATTTGATGCCCGGCTTACCTCCGTCCGCGTGATGATCTCGGCGCGGTAGGTGTCCCAGGAATCAAAGCATTGCTTGACGTCCAGCATCATTTCGGGGATCGTTTTCCCCTGTTCGAACCCGGCGTCCAGAATGCGCCGCAGCTTCTCGCTGTTTACGGCTTCGAGTTCTTCGCTGAACTTGAACACGTAAGCCGCCAGCCACTTCTTGAGTTGCGGACTCCCGACATCGAAAGCGATGCCCAAATCCTTGACGCTCTTGCCCGAGCCCAGTTCGTCGAGTTTGTCCTGGCCCAGGTCGGCAAGGATCACGGTCATGAGCTTCTTTGTCTCTTTCGCTAGGCGGTTCTTGAAGGATGCCTGCGGGTACATGACCTGGTCGGTCTGGCCCTTGCGCGCATGCGCCTTCTTGAGCTTCTTGAGGTTGGCCAGAATGACGGCCTGCTCGTCGGCCCAGATTGAGCGGAGCATCGACTTCCAGCGCCGCTCGTATGGCCCGAGGCGCTTGAACAGCACGTCGAAATAAACGGCATGGGCGATGCGGGTTGGCTTTCTTTCACCATCGGGTGAAACGGCCAGAGTCAGCTTATGGCGGATCATCTCCTCAGCCTCGGTGCCGCAGATGGCGCGGATCATGGCGTCGGCTATGGAGTCGATGTCGTGACTGTGAAAACGGATCACTGCTTTGTCACCCCGAGCTTTTCCCTTATCCTCTCGATGACCTTCCCGGCCAGCGCATCGGCCTCCTCGTCGGGACTCGCGGGCGGCTCCTCCGGCGGTATCGTCGCGGGTGCAGGCTCGCGCTCCATCTCGTTAATCGGGACCATGTTGAACGGCACGAGCACGACATCCCCCCCGTCGACCGGCTCAAGCCCCATGTCGGCCCTGGCCTCGTTCCGCGTCATGACACCGGCGGTGACATACTGCGTCCGTTCGGCAAGTTGTGCAGCCTTGTCCTCGGGCACCACGTCCTCAAACGCCGCGAACAGCGTCCCGCTCTCATCGAACATCGGGAGGAGCTTTTCGTTAATCTTCTCCTCGATCTTCCTGAGCCTCGGTTGGATGGCGGCCTTGGCGTGCTGGTACTGTGCCCCCTCGACGTTGGCCCGAATGGCGTCCTGCGCCCAGAGCGCAATCGGCGTACCGAAGGCGGCGCAAATCTCTTCCCGCGTAATGCGTCTACCCTCGATGAACGATATCTCCTCGTTCGTCATGCTGTCCCGGACGTACTTGAGGCCCGGCGGAAGGATGGCAGTCTCCCCGCCTTTCCCCGCCCCGGCGTATCGTTGCTTCCATTCTTCGCGGAGCCGGTCTACCTCGACGCTGGATACCTCGCTTGTCGATTCGATCACCCCGCCCGTCCGCGCCTTCTTCTCGAATAGCGCCTCTTCGTACTCGTACATCTTAGAGTTCGTATATACGGCATCGCATATCCCGCGCACGACACCCATGCCGCGATACTGGCTAGCCGGGTTCGGGAACGAAAACGCGACAATGTCCTCAATCGGAACATCGAACCTGACGGCCCCGCGCTCATAGCGATAACCTGTGATGAAATCCTTGAACGTCTTGCCGGGGATGGGCGATATGTATTGGCTCGGGATGGGCCAGAGCTCTACGGGCTGGCTGAGCTTGCCCTTGATGATGTACCAGTACGCCTCACCCATGAGGTCAAGGAACATGATCGTCAGCTCCATGAGATCCGAGCGGTTCATGAACGGATTGACGTGCTCCATGAGGTCAAGGAAGGCGTGTTCCGTAACCTCCTCAACGTCGGCTGCCTTGGTATGCCAGTAGGGAGCAAGTCTCGCCCTAGTGCGTCTGTCGACCTTCGCCGTCTTGATCGACCGCCAGGACTTCCCGCCCTCGGGCACGCGGGCATAGAGCTCAAGCGGCACGGCAGCGCAGGACTGCGCGTTAAGCGACGTGCAGATATAGACCCAGGACGTGAAGTTGTCGATGGCGTCCATCTTGCCCGTGGGCTTCTTGCCGCGCATGACGCCCTCGCCCCAGTACCGCGAGTCCATCCATGCGGACGGATCGCCGACGGGTGCGTTCCCGCCTTTCAGCATTCGCCGGAGCCGCCCGACCTTCAAGGCAAAGCGTTCTATTTTATCCATCGGTTTATTGTCCTCAAATGAAGTGCATGTGCCGCACTACGGCATTGATTCGCGCCCAGTTTGCCAGGGCCAACCCAATAACGCAGTCGTCGTGATGCCCCTCGGGCGCAGAATACTTCACGCCGGAGGCCGTGATTTCATAGCCGAATTCCTTCAGTTCGTTCGTCTGGACCTGTTCATTGAGCAACCTAATCTTCCCGCCCTCGAAGGCCAACATAAGCGCTTCAATGAGTTTCTTCTTGCTGTCGGACGTAAATTTATAACCCATGACGTCCAACCCGTCCACCTGTGATCTCATCGACAGATCATCGAAGATCGGATCGCCGATGCCCGTTGAGTCCATGCAAACCTTAGCCTGATATCGTCTCGCAGTTTCCGTGATCAGGTTCTTTTGATAAGTCCAGTCCAGTTTATTCAACCGGTTAAAGTGAACCTGTCGTCCGGTATCGTCCAG